GGGCGAAGCGGAAACCGCATCATAATCCGTATATGATTTCCAAGTGTGCCCTCCCGTAAAAGCATTTACGAATTTGCGCATTGTTTGGCGAACAGATACAGGAACATCGTCCGCATTAAACGTAGTGGTATAGTTTTGTATAATATTATCAATATCCATCATAAACACGATTTTCTTATTTAAATCTCCCAAAGTGGTTCCCATATCGACGGGTTTAGCAACGTCGCCGTCGCGATAAAAGAAACCAACAGGAATAACGGGGGTTTGACTTTCGGGGTTTAAATATTTACTGTATATGGTTTCCACAATGTCCGTTTCTGAATTGGCAGAACGATTGATACGGAGGTTTACAAACAAGGGATATTGAATATAAGTGTCTTGAATGGGAGAACCGGGTTTAATCTCTTTGTTTTTTAACAATCCATTTTTTTCATAGAATAAATAGTTTGCGTCCAATACTCCGGGCTTTATCTTGTTGTTGTATGTAAATGCGTATTGAGATAGGTATTTCAATACTTCTGAAAACAATAAGGATGTATTCGCGTTGGGTGCGCGCGGAGTATCTGAATGTGAAACATATAACGCACCGTCATTCGCCATAAACAATTGAAAGTCCAAATAACGACTTCCGTTGGTCATAATTTTCCCCAATTGGTCAATCGAAAAAGTATACCCGTCGTAAGCCGCGTTATATGCTCCCTTAATCGCCAGTTCTCGTAAAGGCAAATCGCTTATTTTTTTATATTCTACTTGTGTATTACCTTGATATTCTCTTAAAAACATGGAAACCTGGTCTTCGGGTGGAGGAGGAGAGGGGGAGGGTGGCTCAGTTAAACTCTGGAGTTCTTTTTGTTCATCAATAGAAAACGAAACTCCTATAGGCCATTCGTTGGACGAACTATTTTCTAATCCTTCTATTGGCCAGGGAGGATGCGATATGCGATAAAATAAGAAGGCAAGCAAACATAAACTGACCAAAATCAGGATGGCAATTATCATTTGTTTTTCTTTCATAATTGGATAATTGGAGTATTATAGTTTATTTATAGAGAATATAATTCCATATGAATGCGTATGTGTACAAAATAGCAAAGATAAAATAAAAGACCAAAAGACCTCCCTCAAAGCCCAAACAAAATTATTCGCGGAATATTTACATAAAAAAGAATAACCGTTATATATAAAATGGCGGGAGGTATTTTAAATTTAATCGCAGTGGGCAACGCCAATGTTATTTTAAATGGAAACCCCACCAAGACGTTTTTTAAAGTCGTTTATTCTAAATACACCAATTTCGGAATGCAAAAATTCCGCATTGATTATGACGGGTTGCGCGAACTGCGTCTTACCGAAGATTCGCATTTTTCATTCAAAATTCCGCGATATGCGGATTTATTGATGGATACATATGTTTGCGTCCGTATGCCCGACATTTGGAGCCCAATTTATCACCCTTGTTTAGACACGAATGACCGTTGGTCGTCTTACGATTTTCGGTGGATCCGCGATTTAGGTGTTCAAATGATACGTGAAATAACAATAACGTGTGGTGGACAATTGCTTCAGCGATATTCGGGAGAATATATGAAAGTGGTGGCAGAACGCGATTTTCCGGATATCAAAAAGAAATTGTTCGACCAAATGACGGGGAATGTTCCCGAACTCAATGACCCAGGGAATGCGTATGGACGCGTTTCTAATTATCCGTCGGCGTATTATATTAACAGTACAACCACTGCCGAACCATCTATTCGCAGCAGATATTTATATATTCCCATTAATACGTGGTTTACATTGGACAGTCGTTGTGCGTTTCCGATGGTATGTCTACAATACAATGAATTGGTTATTAATGTTACGATGCGACCGATACAGGAATTATTTCAAATACGCGATGTATTTGATTATCAAAACAACTTCCCCTATATTCAGCCCGATTTCAATTTGCCGCGGTTTCAAATGTACCGTTTTTTACAATCTCCTCCCTCATACGATATAAGCGACGGTAATTATCAAAATACCGTCCAAACGTGGAATGCGGACATACACTTACTGTCTACGTATTGCTTTTTATCCGACGAAGAACGCACCCAGTTTGCGTTAGAAGACCAAGTGTATTTAGTAAAAGACGTGTTTGAATATACTTTTGAAAACATGGTTGGAACGAAAAAAGTCAAATTGAATTCCAATGGAATGGTGTCGAGTTGGATGTGGTATTTCCAACGCAACGACGTAAATATGCGAAACGAATGGGGCAATTACACGAATTGGCCATATTTCAATATGCCCAAAGACGTGGCTCCCGCACCCGCAGAGAGAGTAAATATTCTCTACAACGGTGATCCGATAAACGGACCCGCACTCCATCCCAACGCAATCAACACGGGTTATTTCACTACCGGACCGTTTTCGCAGGAAAACATACGCGAAATCATGGTAAATATGGGTATTGTATTGGGAGGCGATTATCGCGAAAACCTGCTCCCATCGGGCGTATTTAATTATGTGGAAAAATATACACGTACTAGCGGGTTTGCGCGACCCGGCGTCTATTGCTACAATTTTTGTTTAAATACAAACCCGTTCGATTACCAACCATCGGGAGCCATCAATATGAGCAAATTTAAAACAGTAGAATTGGAAATAACCACCATTATGCCTACGGTAGATACAGCAAATACCACCTTCCGCGTTATTTGTAATGACGACGGTTCTCCCATTGCGGTGTCGAAACAAAATTGGCGAATGTATGAATATACGTATAACATGAAATTGTTCGAAGAACGATATAATGTGTTGTCGTTTATTGGTGGAAATTGCGGTATGTTATATGCCAGATAATGGAAATAAATGCGCCCAAAACAAAATACGGCCAAACACCTACGCTATTAAAAACAAACAATAATGTATGTCTATGGAAAAGAATGACGTTGTAGCAGGTTGCTTTTTATCGGTTAATATATTATACGCGAGGTGTAATATATTATATATGACAACTATATGGAAAAATAAAATCTTTAGCGGGGACACGCAAACCTCTACTCCAAATAGCTCGCCAAACGATTTATACAATGATTATAATTACAAAAACATTCCGTCCCTTTCAGAAGAAACCATTTTAAATATGCCTCCCTTTATTCATCCCCATAAACCCGAAAATAATGTGCGCGAAACAGCATCACAAGAACCGTTCGATATGTTAGATACGTCTGCGTTGGATAAAGATGACAGAAAACAACCTATATCAATCAGTGATAACGAAATAACATTAGGTATAACATCGGATAAATTAACACAAGCCGCCACACAAGCCGCCACACAAGCCGCAGAAACTTCTACAAATATTGGCAGACAAACGATTAATTATACAGAAATGTATGTGAACGACGTAAGAAACATATTATATCAGATACTCACTTATTACAACGAATTGGCATCCAAGCGGTTTAATATAGACCGTGCGTATAGACTAATCGGCGCATCCGTCGCTGTTCCAACACAATTATTTTATCGCACCATTTTGTATTTTTCACAAATGTCAACGAGTTTTGTAAATTCAATATCCGGTCCAAAAGCAATAGACATGCGCAGCAATGAATACAATAATTTATTAGACACGGTCAATAAAATGGTTATTAATATGGCTAACATTTCTATCGCATCGTGGATTGCGTATAATTGGTGGTATATATTTGCGTATTATCACGGATATGTAGACCCATCGAAAATAATGGATATTGAGGGGGTAAAAGTGTTAACTGAGTCGCATTTGATGTTTTTGTCCACCGTCAATTACTTGTTGATGGGTATCAAAGAAGATAAAGCATATGAACAGATAGTCAGCATATTATGGTCATATCGTGCGGTCGTATTTTTTTGTTTGTTGGTAGCAATTAAATACATTATCAACAATTATAAGCAACAAATAGAGCAGGGTTTTTTCGACGCCATTTCCCGAAAAAGCAATTTTATCAGTTCGATTGGTGTTTTATTCTTTTTCTATTCTTTCATAAAAATGGACATTTTTAATATTTACCGTATGTACCAACGTGTTAGTTTAGCTGGAACAATTATTACTGTATTCTTGGTTATTTTTAAACTACTAATCAATTTAACTCTTTTGCCATTAGGTTATTTGTTGGTGTATGCGTATTTGGTATTTTTATCGTTTTTCGGACTAATCGCATTTTCGGGAGGCGGTTTTTTAAATGAACTATCTAAAATAGAAATAGATTTGGAAAATTCTGTTCCCAAACCCGAAAATCGTGAAGAAACATTGTTTGAAAAACTGAAACGTGTATTCTTGAACAAATTTATAAAGATTGCGTTTATGGTATTGACATTATGGGCCGCATCTAATAATTTATCGTTAATTCGAAATTTAAAACAAAAAAACGCAACCTATTCCATTTTCCTTATGATTACATTTGTTGTTTTATTATTATGCGTTTCCTTTTTTATTTATTTGATTACAGACGAATTATTTGGAAAAATATTTAAGGGGGCTGGATTATTTGAAATGTTGTATAATTTTATTTTCAAGACAAATAAAAAAACAGGCGGAGAACCTAGAGTACCGACGCAAGCGCCAACACCAACACCAATACCAGCAACAGACAATAGTGTTCCATTATCTACCACAAACGATACCAATAACAACATACCACAACAAAACCCGTAATCCAAACATATAATTATTATTTTGGGAGACTACAACATAATAATTCATACTACTACACCCCACCTTACACATTGTGTGTTTTTTTATAAATCAATCTTTATTTCAGGTGTCGTCTTATCTATCCGCGTGTTTTGTATAAATCCGGGGGAAAGTGTTTCTCCCACTAAGCTAGGAGGAACATATGGCTGATTTCCTTTTTCCTTGCTAATTCGTCCTATCGTATCTTCCGCGTCTTTCAATCGTCCTTTCAAATCCATGTTTTCCGTTTGAAGCTGTTTAATAATATTCACGATTTCCTCGGGAGACAATACAATCGGCTCTTTCCCAGGCTGTTCTAATAAAATAGAATTGGGAGGATATTGACTGTTTACGCCTCCCTGTTGTCGCGCCATTTCTTCCGCCATTTTCTTGCGTTCCGCCTCTATTTTCTTCGTTTGTTCCACCACATCCGGTTTGTATTTAATTTCTCCTAAATCATATTTCGCCAATACATCGTCAATATCTTCCGTGAAAAACTTCTTGATATGTTTTTCGTTTTCATTTTTAATAAACAATTCAATGGGTTTATCGGAGGGTTTAAAATACTCATTCGCGGGCGTTTTCAGCAGGTTCTTCTTGTCATACGAATTCTGATTATGGGAGAATACTAAAATGGTTTTGAGCGGGTCCAATTGAACAAACGGAATGGTATAATTTTTCAAAAACGCCTTCTCCTCCGCCAACGCCGCCGTATTGTCATATTGTGTATCGTCTAACAGCCGTGTTTTAAACGCAAACGTTGCTGCCGTCGCGTGATTGGGACCATACGGACCACATTGATACATTTGATTGATATGTTTGAAATACAAATACATCTCACTAGAACCCGCACATAACGCATCCTTGTTCTGCATCAATGTGTCCACCGCGTGTTCCACGCGTTCGGGAGGATAATAATCGTCGTCGTCCATATACACAATAATACTGCCCTTGGACTGTTTGTGCATGTAATTGCGTTTTTCTCCCAATGACACCTTTTTGTCTAATCGGAAATACTTGATTTGCGGAATATTGGCTTTTTCCAACAAATCCCCAATGGGGTCGTTTCCGTCATCCACTATAATCCATTCCATACGACTTTTCGGGTATGTTTGATTTCGGAAACAGTCCAACATATAAGGAATGAAAGGTCGGCGATTAAATGTGGGCGTACATACACTCACAAACGGTTTATACGATTTAGGCGCTGAATGTGCGGAATGTTGTGGTTTCTTTCCCATTTATATGATGATAAGACAATTACACAATTAGTAATTAAATGGATGGGAGAAGATTTATGTTGTTTTATTGTGTAATTTATATTCTCCCTAATGTCTATTCTCCAAATCTGTTCCTCCCGGGGAACAGATTTGGAATCATAGCATATGCTCTATTTTCCAGGATTTTACTCCTGGAAAATAGACGCTAAATAGTCATAAAAAACAAATAAACAAACATACCAAAACAAAATACTTACCTACCAACCATCAACCATCAACCACCAACCACCAACTAACCATTCCGAATATTGTTTCTAACATGGCGGAACCACGAGTTCACTGGTATACACACCTGTGTCGGCGTACAATGGTGCAAACATATTCCTATGTTCCTCAATATATACCCGAATAAAATCAGCCTCTAAACGTTCCGCCTCAGCCAGTATTTCTTTTGTTGCGTTGGGAGAATGAATTTGGCGATATAAATCTTTCTGAAAAATAGACAATCCCTTCCAAAACTCCCATTTGGCTTCCGCCACAAACTTCTCCCGTTTTCGTTTTTCCTCTTGTTCCAACTCGTGTTCTTTCCGAAGACGCGCGACTAAACTTTTATTATACTGTTTGTTCCAATCCAAACACCATTGTATTTCATCTTTGAGTTCGACCGGTTTGTCCCACGGAATACGACGTGTAGGTTGATATCTGTAATTTACAATACAATATGGCGCAATGCGTTTTTCACTACATACTTGTATAATTGCTTTGGTTTCCGCTTTCAGCCACTCATATTCTTCTGGATGTTCTAAATAATATTCTACTTCCGCATCATAAAATACAATCGTAATTGGTTCAGACATAATGGATTTGTTGTTATAAGAATACTGTTCTAATTTTGTGTATTCTCCCTAAAGTTTTCCTAAACAATCAATTTTTTCCATCCATTCGGGAGAATAGGTTTCCACCAATTCTTGTATTCCCTTTTCAAATTCCATTTGAATTTCCCATCCTAAATCTTTCACTTTTTTGTTCGAAATATAATATCGTTTATCATTGAAGGGTCGGTCATCGACATACTCTATCCATTGGTCGCACTTGTCTTTCGGGTGAATTTTCTGTATCAACATTTGTGCGATTTCCAATACAGTATATTCTTGATGGTCGTCGCATCCTATATTGTATATTTCTCCCACTTCCCCCCGCTCTAAAATACAGGAAAATGCGCGAGCCGTATCGCTGGCATGGAGAAACCCCCGCACGTTGCTTCCATCACCCTGAATAGGGACTTTCCGGCCGGCTTTCAAATACAAGATGAATTTGGGAATGAGTTTTTCAGGATATTGATTGGGACCATATACGTTGTTTCCGCGGGTAATAATAATGGGCATTTTGAATGAATG